GGCGCTTAGAATGCCGTCCTTAATGCCGTCAAATATTTTTCCACCTACTGAAAAGACTTTCTTAACAGCCTCCCAAGCCTTGGAAAAGATACTTCCAAACCACGTTGCGACGCTGGAAAATGTACTCTTTATGCCCTCCCAGATTCCTTTGAAAAAATCACCAACACTTTTAAATGCTCCCTTGACTCCATCTACCGCAGCTGTGAATTTCTCGCCAAACCACGTACCAACGGATGCGAACACTTCCTTGATCGCTGTCCACTTCCCTGAAAACCATTCGCCAATGGATGCAAAGGCAGCGCATACGGACTCTTTTGCCGACGTAAATTTCTCGCCAAACCAGGTTCCGACTTCGGAAAATATCTCGACGATTTTTTCCCAGATAGCGGTGAAGAGGTCAATAACACCCTGTACAAAGGCTGCAATCCCATTGATCAGGCCTTGTATGATAAAGCCACCAATCTCCGCAAACACGGTAGACGGCGAGTGTATACCGAGCATTGACTTAATGCCGTCTATGATCGGCTGCACAAGGTTATCCCACAGCCAGGAAAAAATACCTACTACGGCGTCTGCTATGCCCTTAAGGAGGCCGAAAACGATGTTACCGCCGCATTCCTCAATTCTCGCGGAAAAGAAATCTCCGATTGATTTTACGCAATCCTCAATAAAGCCCCAGAGCAGATTCGCCAGTCCTCCGATAGCCTGCCCTATGATAAAAGCGAGATCCCGGATAATTCCAGCCCAGTCTATATTGGCCAGAAAATCCGATACTGCCTTCCCGATTTCATACCAGTTTATCTCCGCAAGCGCCGTTTTGATAAAGGACAAAATCCCCTTTATTCCGTCGCTTAGTGTTTTACCGGTTTTTGCCCAGTCAACGGTTGTTATCCAGCCATTAATGGAGGATGACAAAGCGCTGCCAAGACCTGACCAATCAAACTCTGTGACGAATGTATACAGACCGCCGAGAATTGTATTGATTTTTTCGGCAAACGACTTTCCTATCAGCCCCCAGTCCATATTTTGGATGATGGTGTTTAGTGTACCCGTTATCCCGCTGACAATGTTGTTGATAGAAGTCTTAATGGCCTCCCAGTCTAAGGCATTCAGCGCACCGTTGACGCCGCCGCTGACGGCATTTCCGAGGGATCCCCAGTCAAATGTCGTAGCAAATGTATTTGCCGTACGAAATGCGGTATTGATCCCCTGGGACAGGGTACCGCCCACCAGAGCCCAATCTGTCGCCCCGATAAAGCCATTTAAAAATGTCGCCGTGCTCTTAGCAATCTTGTCGAGTGTTGACTGGATCTTATCCCAATTAATGCCGAAAAGGGCCTGGTTCAACTTGTTTCCAATCATCTCGCCGATCTCGGTAAAGTCTGCCAGTCTCCAGGCTTCTTTTATCTTCTCAGCCAGGTCTGCGAATCGGCTGCCAATCTCGACCGTTTCAAACATATCATCAATCGCGACCGTCCCGGCAGATCCAGAACCTGAATCGGAATCCGTTTTACTATCGCGCTTGTTGATCTGGTCGAACCCCATAATAGCGTTCCTATACTTCTCCGTGGCGTCAGCGGCATCCTTTGCAGCGCCGGAAGAATTTGCCAGGCTTGCCGCATAGTCTTCATTAACCTTTGTGGCAGTGACGAAGGTTTTTTGTCCTGTCAAAGCCGCGAATAACTGACCAATCGCAGTGAGCGCCTGCGATATGTACCCGATCAGGGTAGCAAGGATTGGCGCAACCACGTTCAGGATCGGCGCAAACGCTGTAGCAAAGCTGTTTTTAAGTTGGGTTAACGAGGACTTTAGCAGTGACAGAGACTGATTTGTACGATCCGAATACTGAGCAAGATTCTCGAAGCCCGACTTTATACCAGCTATGACCGCTTTTAAGGCCATTCTGATCACGAGCAGTTTAAACATGTTTCCAAGCTTAAAAATACCGCCACACAATTTATTTGCCGCGCCATTTGTCCCGCGCAGTGATCGGCTCGCCCGATTGCCCCCGGATGCCGTATCTTTTAACTTTTTGATCAGAGCGCCAAACAGTCCAGAAGTCTTTTTGACGACGGCCCCGACCCCATTAAGGACGGCCTTAAGCCCCTTAAACGCAGCCGACGCTATGTAGGCGCTCTCACGGAATGCCCGGCCAATAACTGGGATCCCCTGGATGAAACTTGTCACGCTGGCTCTTGCAGACGACATTGCGCTTCTGACCCCCGCGGCTGCCTGCTGGGCGCTTGCGACCGCGGCCTGTGCATAACTCCCATTGCCTGCCGCAGAGGTCGCATATTGCGTATCTCGGCCGGACGCACTAAGGCCATCCATCTGGCGCTGGTAGTATTCAATTTCTGCCGCTGCCCTGCGGATAGCTTCTTCGTTGCGATTCCACTCAGCTGTCGTTCGCGTAACACTCCCGGTTCCATTGGCATCCATCTCAGCTAATTCAGACCGGTAATGTTCAAGGGCGTTGCTTAACTCGTCAATATCGTACTGCATTCGCTGGTATGCATTGCTGCGCCTGCTCCCACCGGTATCCATAAAACGTTCCTGCCGGGCTTGCAGGGATGCAAGTTTTCTTTCCGTGGTCTCTATGTCAGAGGCCACCATTTTATATTCGTCAGACGCAACCGTCTCAGTGTTGCCGACACTTCTTAAAATTTCTTTATTCCGTGTTAACCGCTCAAGCTGCGCGTTTGCTTTTTCGTAGCCGCTGACAGCATCCCGGTATTCGTCTGTAAAAACCGTGACGCCTGCCGCCAGTTTTGCTTCACGGGCGTATTCCCGTGCGCTGGCGGTAAGCGTCCGGAAAAAGTTATTTCTCGCGGCATCCCCGCCTTCATTGCCAAAATCGTTTCCAGCATTAGAATCGTTTATGGAATTCATCGTGTCCCGGAATCCTCCAGCCGCCGCCGTGGCATCTCTAACGCCGCCGGCAACTCCTTCATAGCCCCGCAGCATTGCCTCCGCCTGCCTGTTCATCTCGCTGGTGGCCTCAGCGCCTATTCTTCGAGCCCTCGCCATCTCGGTTCGGAAAGGCTTCGTGACCGCCTCGATTATGACCTGCAATCTCTGCAATGTTGTTCCATTTTCGCTCATCCTTCCACCTCCTCCCTTTAAAGAATAATGACACCTACTCTTCGGCAGATGCCTTAAATTGTGCGTTGTGACGCATCGCGTATGCCCTGCGCCTTTCCTTGTAAGACTCCCACTGCTCTTGCTGTTCGGCCTCCGTGGCTTTCCTCTTTTCTTCTGCGAAAAGCTTCGGAAAGATGTCCCACTGCTTTGACATTCGGACATTCTTGTTCCACACGGAGGCGTATTGCTCGCCAGTTAAGCGGGCCTGTAAAAAAGCCATATTTATAACGGCCTTCTGCTCTTCTAATAGCCGCCGCTGACGGCTTTCCACCAGGGCCACGACCTCCGGGATCGTGGAGGACCAAAAGGTATCAATTGCTATATCACAATCGACCGCCTGGTAGTAGAGCCGCTGAATGATCTCGGTTACAGATCCTCCCGCATCACCTCTATCCGGGCATCCAGATCCTCCCTCTGGCTCTGCGTAAAAAAACCAGATACGGACAGTGTTGGCATAACCACATCGGTGAACAGAGAAAGCAAACTTCCACCCTCCTCCACATACTGGTCAAACATCGTCTGCACCTGGCTAAACTTAATACCATGATGCCAGCGTTTTACCGCCGTCTGTACAACAGTAAGCATAACGCCCAGGGCAGGAATATCTCCCGCCATCATGACATTAAACAGGCCGCGGCCCCATTTTTCCTCCAGCTGGCAAATATCAGCGGTGGTCAGTTTTAACTTATAATCCTCACCACCCACCGCCCAGTAAGCAAAAGCGCGGGGTTTCTGTTTCAATTCCACAACCTTTTCGGTTTCAATCTTTTCGGGCACTTCTTCGTCTATTCCAAATGTTCCCATTTCTCAACGCCTCCTTATACCGGGTCCACAAACGTAATGTTGCTCTGTAATGACATGGCCAGTTCAAATTCAATTACGCCATTCACAGCGCCGCCGGTACGCTTAACGGACACTTGCGCGTCATATCGTGACTTTGTTCCGTCCTTTAAGGTCTCCTCAAATGACAACGTTTTTCCGTCCGCCTGCGCCTGCCGCATCACCCGGTATGGGCTGGTGGCCTCTGTGTTATCGTAGATAAATTTGTAAGTCATGTCCCCCGCATCGCCAATTCCATTTTCATACTGCTTTACCTCTGCGTCCAACGGGGTGTTTTCAACCTTTTCTGGTTCTGTTCCCATATCGGGGATCTCTTTCAGCCCCTTCAAAATGATATACGTGCTGCCTCCGCCCGCTTCTTTGTATCCAAGGGTTGCTCCATTTGCTAACATATTTATTCCTTTCTTTCTTCTACCCTCTGTGGTAGACCTGTTGTGTATTTACGTCAATTATCATTTCGTAGCGCATGACTTTGTGCTTGCGCCCCGAAGGATCGTCAGCATCCTGACACCGGGTTCTCTTTAATCCCAATCCGGACATAGCCGCGTCAACCGCGACAGCAGTTGCGGATGTACTCCGGTTGTGCCAAATATCAATTCTATATCGGCAATAGGACTTCTGTTCAGCCATGTCTGCGTATTCGTAAACACTATTTTCCTCTTCCATGTATTGGATTGCCAGATCCTCCTCCCAGTTCTTGGGGTAGGAGTCGGTCACGTTTTTTGTGACCTGGCATAGTGCCACGTACACCTGATCTTTTACGTTTAACATTTTTAATCCCTTTCAAATTGTGCAGAAATCGCGTCCCCCAGGATCTCTGCGGCCTTGTCCTCATTGTTTTTCAGGGCAGGGTACATAAAGGGCTGAGCTGCCTGGCCATTGGACTGATAGAAGCGCCCTTCGGGTGTATCAATATAGAACCATCCATACTTTTCAGCCGTTACCGCGTCTACCTGGCTCTCGTGCATCCACCAGGGCGATTGTGAATATGCCGGGGTAATCACCGGAGATATTCCCTCGTGGCTTGCTTCACCGCGCGGGCCCGTACCCATCTCAACGTAGGGTGCATACTCTTTGTTAGTGTAGCAAATCCCGTACACCACATCGTCCCGGACTTCAACCTCTGTATAGATACTCTCCCGCAACTCACCATCATCAGTCGGGCATAGCTCTTTTGCATGCCCCTGATCGAACTTAATAGACTCACTGACGGCGGCTATTGTATTTTCGACCGATCCGGCGCGTTCCAGCTTGATGAGCCGCCGCGATAGTTCATCCGCTCCCCGAATCATAGCTTTTCGAGCTCCATTCGTAACGGCGTGTAGGGCTTAATTGCTATGATGCGATAATCCGGTTTCACTCGGGGCGCTGCATATACGCAGATTCCGTCAAGTTCAGATAGGGTCATACCATCAAAGCAATACAGCACCTTGCCCTTATCATCTACCGTGATACTGTATGCCCCCTCTACTTTACAGTTACGGATATAATCGAGACGTTGGCCGTATTTCTCGGCCTGCACCTTCCCCCCGGCCGGCCAGACTTCGGCGCGGAAAGGAAGCGCGGCGCCGAAGTATTCATATGTGTTACCCTCGCTATCCTTCTCCAGCAACCGGTTCCGAAGGTAATATTGCTGTATTCTGTTTTGCCGTATTCTCATAAACCTCACCCCCGATTCGTGCCAGCCGATATCGGTTAAGCACATCAAAAATTTGTTTTGGAGCATCGTTAAAACTGTATGACTCCCCGCCCTCGCTTCGGCTGTTTTCCCCTTCAGTGCCGCGGCGGTTATATGCAATTAACGCAAGATCACGTATGGTCTTGCCAAGTTGCGTAATCAATACAGTACGGTTTGTAT